CCCGCCACCTCTGGTAAGTTCATTTTCCATGGTTTCAATGCGCTCTTTCATTTCATCGGCCTTAGCCTCTGCTTCTTTGCGCTCTTTCGCCAGATCCATTACAAGCTTCTGATTTTCGTCGTCGAATTCCTTCAGCTTTCCTTCGATACTCTCTAGAGCACTTTTATGCTCGGCAGAATCGGTTCCAAACTGCTCGGCCTTCTCGCGAAGGTGATTAACAGCCTCCATCGTTTCGGCTTGCAGTTCTTCAAATGTCTTTTTTTCAGCCATCTGGATTGCTCCTAAATTTTTTTGATTGTGTCTAACATCTTGCTATACTCTTCAACAATGCCCTTTTCCGCATCCCGCGCAACGTCTTTTTCTGCATCCCGCAGACTATCAACGTCGAGGCACGATAAAAACTTTTTAGTCCCATTGCGTGTCATCTTTACGCCATTACGTAACACCTTGTCAATGTCGCGCAGGGTCATGTCCTTGAAGTCATCGACTCCGAGCTCCTTGGCTTTCATGTCGGTGATCAAGGCGCCTTCATTCATAGGGAACGTGACAAGGGAGACCTCTCTCAAGTCGATCTCATTGAGCTTTCGTACAGTCTGACCATCTCTCTCTTCAAACTCATATCCTTTGGCGACGTATCCAATAGACATCTTGCATACAGATCGAACCTTGACTTGAGGGACAACGCGACCACGGACAAAGTCATCATCCATCGGATAGATAGCGTGTACAAACAAGCCTCGCTCATCTTCCTTCATATCTACATAGGTTCCAATCGGCTCTTTATCATTGTGTTGCCATAACGATGGTATCATCGCGCTATATTCGGTACCAGATACAGGCATGGCGTTAGCCTTCATGGACGCAATAGAGTTTTGGAAAGCACCACGTTGAGTCTCGTCTGCTCCTAGGTCAACCTCGTATGTGTTGGCATAGCCTTTAATGTGGAAGAAACCGTCATCTTGCTTCTCTGCCTCTTTGACGTCAAAGCCGACCGTCATTTGTTTAATTTCCATGGGAAAATCTCCTGATTTGTCTTTGTCTACTTTCTTCTTGGCCTCGTTAACTAGGTCTTTCATGTATCTCTCGCCACGAGATCCAATCGTTCCCCATTTGATTTGCGCAACCACGCCAGCAATGTTCTTGTTCTTAAAATGCCTTGCTGACCACGCCTCGCGCTCTTTAATCCAGTCGAGCACGGCACCTGAATCAGAACCTCCACGAGCCTTGCCCCAGTTGGTGAAAGCAGAGTTGCCGCGAATATTGCCACCCTTACGCCAGATAGAAGGGTAGTCGTCACGCAAGCGAGATGCATACCCATAGTCGAACTGTGGGTAATTGCTATTTCGAAGGCTAATCTTTTGATTATCTCCGCTTTTAGGAAAGTTTGTCTTGTCTTTAGGCATTTATCTAACCTCCGAAAAAGTACAACGCCGAACAGCGACAGTTGTGGTTGACGACACTATTGCAGATGTAGTACGACTTATCATCTTCTAAATTGTAAACGTAACCGGAGTATTTATGTCTGTCGACAGAGACTACGCTATCAAATTGTACCTTGACGGGGTCCCCAACTCCATCATCAAGAAGGAGGTTGGTGTCACAACCGGACGCCTTAACGGAATAATTAAAGACGTCAGGTTCAGCCATTCCAGAGGGGCGCGGAATGCATTCATTTGGAGAAATGCATTTATTGCGGGAGACGCTTGCCGACTTTTCAATAGCGGGATGTCTGTAAAGTCTATCGCCAAAGAGTTGGGTTGCGTCAGAAGCACCGTCAATAGAATACTCGAAATTAACTGCATCAAGCATAGGAGCAGATCCGAAGCCATGTTTCAGCGCATGTCTAGAACTAGTCATGAAGAAAGAATGAGGCTCGTTATGGCCGCTCATGAAGCCAGAAGAGGAGTCAAAGAATCCCCCGAATCCCTCGCCAAGAGATCTGTTATAAAATATCACTCTAAACAGGTCCTCGGAGCTGGAGAGTCCAAATTCGCTGAATGGATCAGAGGAATGGGGTTTAAGGCCGTAGACCAATTTCCCATTGGACCATACAACATTGACATCATGGTCAGGAATCTCGCCGTGGAAATTCACTCCCAATCCCAACGACCCCACACTAAGAACGTCACCATCAAGAGAATTGAATACCTCCTCAACAGAGGAATAAGCGTTATCTACATTAGGCCCACTAAAAGACGCCCCCTCTCTATTAAGAGCGCACAAGAGGCTATCTCCATGTTGGATGTCATTAGCAGCGACCCATCCGCTCCTTCCCAGTACAGGATGATTTGGGGTGACGGTCAAAGTGTCGCCATTGGACATATGCATGGAGATCATCTCTCCGTCATAAAAACGCCGAGTAAACGCCTTGGGAGACGAAAAATTGATGATACTGCTAGGGTGTAGACAATTTATTGTTTCTTTTATCTCAGCCCCAAGCGAAGTATCTCCTGGAAACATGAGCAGCGAGTTGCCGACCTGAAATGGCTCATCAATTGGTCGCCTCTGTCCGTTGGCCTCTCTATGTGTTGGTCGTGTCACTGAATCGCCGATATCATCCCACTCTTTTTCTGCCTCTTGCACTTGCTGCGTAGGCCTTACAATCTGTTCAAGAGTACGTGGCGTACCGGCTGGGACTCGACCAGTTGAGACTTGCGCCTCCATCATCTTGGCTGACTCGGCGGCGTTCTGTGTCTCTGTCATGGCTATAAGGTCAACTCGGCCACCTAGCACACGAGCCAGAAGCACTGCAGCAGTTGCGGCCAATGTTCTGTTGTCGGTTGGCTCGCCCTGCTCTATCAGCATCTCGCGAGCCTTAACTATGGCTATCTCCATATTCTCTTGACTTGTCTGGGTTATGATAGCGGCCTGTTCTTCTGACCTTTGGTTCCTGTATTCGAGAAGCGCAAGGGCAAGGAGTTCTTGATCGACCTCCTCACCCTCTTGCTTCCAAAGGAGACTATCACGAAACATAAAAGATTTAACAGATCCTGAGAACTGATTTTGCACACGCTGATAGTGCTTTTGTAAAACCGCCTTCCACTCCTGTTCATATGTGGTCGCTTGAGCAGGTAGGCCGAGAGCGGCCACGCGTACTCGGAAGTCTCGCCCCATTCGTGCGAATATAGACCTAATATCTCGCTTGGATACTTCTTCAAGCTTGATTTTGTCTCTTAGGTCTTGCTTTGATCGTTCTCGGCTAGGCATTTATTTCAATCCCCTCCACGACGTCTCATATCTGATAGTTTTGGGTTTCTCGGGAGGCTTTGGGGGTTCTGGAATTCTTGGCTTTGGCGGCGCGTTCTTTACTGGTGGGAAACTACTGTCCGGCTTATCTTCAATCACCTTAAAAGGAAAACCATCGTTCCCAGATGCAGGCACAAGAAAAGAAAAGAAATTGTGAATCCATGCAGCCAACGGTATCAATAGGTCATAAAAGGAATTCTTACCCACGACATCACCTGTATCAATGTCCATGAGGCAAGGTATACCGTAAAACTTTACTGACTTAATCACTATTCCCCCTCGTCCCGATCAATCAGCGATTGCGCCAATTCGTCGGCTGTTGATATGTTGTCATCAGTGAAAACATCTTCACCCACTCCAACCAAGTTTGCTGGTTGGTAAAGGGTGTCACCGCCTTCAATCGGTTCACGGCCAGAAAGACCAGCTCTTAACTCGTTAGGCGTCTCGACGTTTAGTGTCTTCCGATCCAACAGCTCTTTAATTGTACGTCCTCGAAGGGCGTCAATTGTCTCTGGGTCGTAAGTCAGCCAGACCTTAGACGGATCAAGCCCGTACCTTGGCATAAGCATGTGAGACAACGCCATGAACATTCTATCAGCCAGGGGCAGAACAGCCCAATCATAGAAATGATAGACTGCGTTTTCCATATTGTTGAACGTGCTAGCCTCCATGGACACTAGCGGCAATGGAACTTTATATCTGGTGTATATAGCGTTGCGAACAACCTGATCAAGTACAGCGTAATCCATATCTTTGTTAGAGATAGAAAATTCGTGCACATCCATGTCAGAGGCGAAAGTGGACATTATCTCGCCCGCGTTATTTGCCCCGGCTATTTGATCGCTAAGAAACTGCTTTCTCTTACGAGCTTCGTCCTCGCTGATGTTATCTTTGAATTGCAGCATCAAAGAAGGCCTTGCACCATTCCTAAGAAGTGATTCATTGTGAATCATTCCCTGAATTTGCTGAGAAACAGCCTTAAGTGAGGCGAGTAACGGGCTATCAGCCCTTGAGTCATCGGATCGGCTGGAGAATCCCATCTCGTGATAAATTTCTTTTAACCCACCACTGTAATACCTAGCCTTGCGCTTGACAATCTTCTTTTCGTAGTTGCCAGTACCGGCGCCCTCG